CAACATTCAATAAGTCGAACACGTTTGCGCGTATTAAAACTAATTGCCCTGTTGGTCATTTGTTCTTCTAGCGAGTATTCAGGATAATCCATTGGAATATCGCCGTTTGCATCTGTGCTACTGATTGACGCATAACGATTGCTTTCCTGCGCTGCTGCTTCCAGTTGTGCTTCACGGTTTGTGAACATGGCTTTTGCCGCATCCATGTCCACCCATTTAACGCGGAACACATAACGCGCATCACTTAAATCATTCTCGGTTGCTGCACTATCCCACAACAGATTGCGCCATGATTCATAACGTGAGTAAATCATCTCATCGTTATCTGTCTCATCTTGAATACCTACCTCAAGCCAGCCCAAACCCGTAACAACTGCATCTTTAAACGCTCTTGCTCGTGCAAACGGCAAACGGTTTACATCGCTCAAGTATTTCATTAACGCTGTTTTCTTTTCGGCTGCATCAGATTCTTCTTTGCGTCTTGGTAGAATCTTGTAATCGCTCTTAGCTTGACGTTCTGTGCCTAATACCCACCGCACCGATGTTGAGATGACGTTATAAACTAAAGGGGCTTGACCACGTTGACGTAAAATAGCGGCAGATTCTTCATCCCATTGGATGTTATCGTAATAATCCTCATCAATCGCCATTTCATAACGATTTTGGGCTTGTCTATCCAACTCTTGTCGATAAAAACCCATCAAACGTGCGTGTAATTCTTGCGTGACTTCGTTATCTAATTCGCTTTTTTGAGAATTAACTTCTGATATTGGCTTGTCTGCAAAAAAATCATTACCTGATTTATTCTTAATCAGCTTACTGTTTTCAAAATCCACATTATCAAACATTACTCTGTTACCTCAATTGTGCGTTTTCTGCCATCTATGACAATCTCTGCATCAGCCACGACTAGGCGTTCTCGTGGGTCAGGTGGCATAGAGATAAGGTCTGATAAACAATCATTGATTAAGTCTGTCAATGCGATAACCTGAGCCAAACTGTCTTTATTCATGCCAATAGCGAACTGTCTCACCTGATTTGCTACGACTTGCGGGTCTGCAAAGGCCATTTGTGAGTATTTCCAAGCCGATGACAAAGGAATAACGGCTGGCTTACCCTCAAACATTCGTTGCGGCGTGATAACAAGACAAGGCTCGCTATCTTTACCAATCTTTAGCCATGTGCCAAATACGGCAAATTCGCCAACAACACGCCTAAAATGGCAATGCGTTAAATCAATACAGGGTTGTTGTTCAGCACAAACAGGGGTTAAACCACTTTCCACGATAACGGCCTCGCTGATTTTTGTCTGATTGTTGATTTTGCCTGATAGCCTTGTGCAAACTGTCTAAAAGCGTCTGCGGCTTCTGAGTGAATGTCGTGACGCGGCTTGTCTTTCCAACAACCTTGGCGGTCATTCCATTCTTTGCGGTACTGCTGCAAATGCGCCAAACCCTCTTTACAATGCGTTTCGTCAAACCAGCATTGACTAAATATGTCTCTTGTAGCTTGTATGCCGTGTTGAATCTCATCGACACGAGGCACAATCTCAATATCACGCAAACCCAATTCATAAAGCATATCTTCAGGACTTTTAACGCTATCGCCTTGTTGTCGTTTGTGTGTTGCATCGTGCGGTAAATAATGCTTACCCCACACATAGCCCAATCCCTGCATATAACGCACAAAATACGAATAAGGCTCGCCCCATGCTTCGCAAAATCGTATAAACCGATTTTCTTGGCCAATCCTTTGGTGAAACCATATCGCCGTTCCATCGCTTGAGCCAATATCCCAAAACGTATTGACTGGCACGCCCTCAACAAAGGGAACATTGCCTATTCTGTTTTCTTTTCGTGCTTTGGTGAGTTGTTCGGTGTAATAACAGCCTTCAGTTGACTTCTGGAACGCTTCTTCAGGTGTACTTGGGTATTCTTGCCACATTTTCTCCTCGCTGCCGCTAAAGTCAGCATCACGAGTAGCGATATACCAAGCTCTTTGCTCTATCGTTAATTGTCTGTTTATTTGCGCCTCTATACGCTCAAAATAAGCAACATCTTTGTCGGTAAACTTTATATTACCCAAGGGCATAACGTATTTTGGTTCGTCCCACCAAGCAAAAAAGTGGTAACGATAATCACGCATACTTAACTCTGTGCCTGCATCAAACAACGCCTTGGCTCTCTGAGTGATGTTATAAAACTCACCCTCTTGGCCTTCTGCTGTTGATTCAATGATTAAAATGCCGTTTAGTGGTACAGCTGGAATAGAACCAGTAATAACTTCAACCGCTTTGTCGGGATATTTAGCGCAAATCTTGCCAAACTCTGAAACGTGCAATCGGTGAATTGTTCCTGAGCGCATACTTGTTGCGACTCGGATTGAGCTATTATTGTGAGCAAATAATAATTCTGACGCACTATCACGCGCCAATGGCATTCTTAACCTGAGCAGTTCGGGCAAGTTTTGATACGCAAATTTAACTTTATCCCTAAATATCGCTTCTGCCGCTTCTCTGTCCTGAGCAATAATGCCGCACCTGACATTCTCACTAAACAATGCAGTATCAAGCCAAATAATACAAACAAGGGTCGTAAAACCTAATTGACGCGCTTTTAAAATGACATTTCTATGCCAAAGGCTTGCAATCAGTCTTTTTTGCGCTCGGTTTGGCTTAAATTCCGTAACTAAGTCATGCTTTTTATTTTCGTCTTTTGCTTTTTCATCGCCTTTGATAATTATTTTGTACAAAGCCCCCGAACATATCCGCCACAACGGATCAGACAAACAGGCTTTTAATTCTTCCTCAGTTGATGGCCTAAAGCTAAACTTAATACCGCCATCTTTGCGCCGTGGTATGTCATTCGTCATCGTCTAAATCGAATGTTGTTTGTGTGTTTAATGCGCTTTTGTTTAACCCTTTGAGTAAATCCCTGATAGCATCGTCTGTCGGTGTTGGCGCATCGGTAATTCCAAACGCCTGACGCTCTTTGTCGATTGATATTCTTAGCGTATCCATTAACTTCTTAGTCATATCAACACGGACTGGTAAATTATCAGCGTTCTTATGAGTGCTTAATTCTTCAATTTCTTCAAAAAGCGTATCAACTAAATCATTAACACGCTTAATTGATTTTCTATGACTTAACTTTACGATAACTAATGCCTGAGCGTTTACTTCAATAATTTCTCTTTCTGTAACAGTCTTTTCATTGCGCAGTTCATTGCGCAGTTCTTCTTTGCGCAGTTCTTGATTTGCTTTTTGTGTGATTTTTTCTGTTAAATCTCTAGTCCAACCAAAATGATTGGCTTTATATCTAACACTGCTTTCTTTTGTGCCATATTTCGCTGCAATCTCTCTTAACGTAAGCAACCCTGCGGAGTAGTCTCTTTCAACCCCCTCCCAGTCAACCTGTTTACGTTCTGCCATAATTACTCACTCAAATTGTATTTGCTGCGCAACATCATCAATGAGCGTGTACCTAAATGCCCTGCCACCCCTGCGCCTGCCAATGACATAATTATCGGCATATCTGTTGCCACAAAAAAAAGACCAAAAATCACACCCACAAATGCACTGCAAACAAGCTCAATCCAAAATGCCGACCATTTAAATTTTTTACCAGCCTTAATTGTCGTTAAATAATTAACAATGCCGCCAAGACCTGCCAACGTTGCAAAAGCTAATAATTGCTGAAAAAATGATAATTCGGGCTCTTTTGGCATACCAAACTCACGAATAAAAAAGCCCGAAGCTAACAAAATCGGGCAAGGCACTTCCTTGTACAGAGGTTTATTTTAGGTAATAAAAAAGGCCGCTTTTGGGGCGACCTTTATTAAAATCAGAATACGACTAGATTAGCTAAATAATACTGCAAAACTGCAAATAGTCAAATACTAAAATGATAGAAAATAATTTTAAAACACTCTTGCATTAGGCGTATTTTGCGCCTATAATGAACATATCAAGACGAGATGTGCAGATTGAATCTTGATTAACTTAAACATTACTTAGTGAGAAAATATCATGGCAGCATACGACGATTACGAAATGTTAAGTGTAAAAAAAGAATTGGCAAACATTCTTTTTAACAAAAGCCTTCGCTTAAAAAAATCTTTTGAGCAACACGAATATACAGATAGTGAAATACGTCAAACGATTGATGATGAAGTTGGCGAATTCATGCGCGATAAGTTTGGAATTGAATGGCAAGAAAACGAACAAGCACAATGTTTTTATGAAACGACGGCTTGTGATATGCGT